CTCTATCAGGTGCAGATCAAACATTTATATCAACTGCATTAAATGAAAATATAGTAAATGATAGTGTAGTTATTTTTAGAGGATTATTAGATTCAAATAATGCTATTATTGCGGATCCCTTATTATTATATCAAGGTACTATTGATACTTTTCAAATAAATGAGTCAGAAAATGAATCAGCTTTAAATATTACAGTAGTGTCTCATTGGGCAGATTTTGAAAAAAAATCAGGTAGAAAAACAAATAATTCATCTCAACAAAGATTCTTTAGTACAGATGTAGGAATGGATTTTTCAAGTCAAACTGTATTAGATATTAAATGGGGTAGAAAATAATGCAAGATATTATAAATTTTTATAAATCGTTTGATAGATATAGTTGTTTTACAAATGAAATATTATTTGAAGAAAATAAAGATATTATAAAATATAATCAATATAAAGTTTTTAGAGATGATAAAGGTATATATGGATATGTAAGTTGGACATTTTTAAATCAGGAAAATCTTAATTATTTTTTACAAACAGGCATAGTAGAAGAATATAATTCAGGAAATATATTTGTTCATTTAGATTTTTTAGCTAAAAGAAATATTAAACATATATATAAATGGTCATTAAAAAATATAACTAAATACATTGGTGTTAACAAAAACACTCAATGGTTAAGATTAAATAAAGATAATGGTGTAAGAAATATTGTGAGAAAAACAGTAAAGGAATCTTGGAATGGGTAAAATAACTAGAGCCGTAAAAAAAACACTAAAAGTTTTTAGAGTCTTAAAATTTTTAAAAGGTATTAATCCTTGGGTAGCTTTAGGTATATTTGCAGTTGGTTGGCTTTTTATGAGATCAAGAAAACCTGATACTCCTGATTATGGATCAACTGATTTTGATATTACAGAGAAAGGTATATTAGTAAATAAACAATCTAATAATGCATCTATTCCTGTTTTATATGGAGAAAGATTATTAGGGGGTACAAGAGTTTTTATAGAAACATCAGGAACGGACAATACTTATCTATATGTCGCTTTAGTCTTATGTGAGGGAGAAATAAACTCAATAGAAGAAATAAGAGTAGATGATAAAGTAGTTACATTTGATGGAGCATTATCAGATAATGTTCAAAGAAATGTAGCTAGTTCTGATTCTAATTTTTTTAAAGCTGATCCTAATGTTGAGGGATCATCAGCAGAAAGTACAATATTAATTGAGCCACATTTTGGAACAGATGGACAATCAGCATCTAGTTTATTATCAACTTTATCTTCGTGGGGTAGTAATCATAAATTATCAGGTGTTTGTTATTTAGCTATAAGGTTTAAATGGAATCAAGATGTATTTGGTGGGATCCCTACTGTTCAAGCTAAAGTAAAAGGTAAAAAAATAATTACATTAGCATCTAATCTATCAGAACAAACTGCATCTTTTTCTACTAATCCAGCTTTTTGTTTATTAGATTATTTAAGAAATGAAAGATATGGAAAAGGTCTAGCGACATCAAGTTTAGATTTACAAAGTTTTTATGATGCATCACAAGTTTGTGAAACACAAGTAACTCCATATTCAGGTGCTAGTGATATAAATATATTTGATTGTAATGCAGTTATAGATACATCAAAAAAAGTTATTGATAATGTAAGAGAATTAGTCAAAGGTATGAGAGGGTATCTTCCTTTTGTTCAAGGTAAATATAGATTAGTTATAGAGACAACAGGCAGTGCATCTGTATCATTGACAGAAGATGATATTATAGGTGGATTCTCTTTAGCAAGTCCAAGTAAAAATTCTAAATATAATAGAGTTATTGTTTCATATGTTAATCCTGAAAGAAATTATCAAGTTGACGAGGTACAGTACCCAGCTATTGACGATAGTGGTTATTCAACACCAGATAAACATGCAACAATGAAAACAGCTGATGGAGGATTCTTATTAGAGGGTAGGTTTGATTTCCGTACACTTACGTCAACCTATCAAGCAGAGGAGATGGCAGAAATTATATTGCGTAGATCAAGGGAAGCATTAGGTTTAAATATAAATTGTGGATTCAAAGCATACGAATTACATATAGGAGATATTGTAAATGTAACTCTATCTAGTTTGGGTTTTACTTCAAAAGCATTTAGAGTTATTTCTATGAATTTTAATGAAGATTATTCAATCACTTTAGGATTAATTGAGCATCAAGATTCTCATTATACTTGGGCAACTAAAGGTCAAGTATCAAGTACACCAGCAACTAATTTGCCTACTCCATTTTCAATTCAACCACCAGCTGGATTAACATTATCTGATGAAATGATAGAATATGCAGATGGTATTGTTATTACAAGATTAAATATTTTAATTACTGCAAGTACTGATAAGTTTGTTCAATACTATCAAGTCGAAGCAAAAAAGAGTGATGAATCTAATTTTAAAATTATATCTAATGGTACTCAATTAAGACATGAATTATTAAATGTAATTGATGATGCTACTTACAATGTTCGTGTAAAAGCAATAAATAGTTTTGGTGTGTCATCAACTTATGTATCTGCTAATAGAAAAGTAATAGGTGCTACAGAAACCCCTAACGATATTGATGATTTATCTGTTTCATTAGTAGGATCAAATCAAATGGAATTATCCTGGACACCTGTTGAGGATTTGGACATAAGCTGGTACGAAATTAGATTTCAGAATGTGACATCAGGAGCAACTTGGAATGAAAGTACACCTTTAACAAAAGTAGTAAGAAGAAAATCTAATACTGTTACTGTGAATGCAATCACAGGAAGTTTCTTAATAAAAGCAGTTGACAAATTAGGCAACAGTTCAGCTAATGCTTCAGTAGTAACAACTAATATATCAGGTCTAAATCAATTCGTACAAACACAAACTTTTAGTGAGTAATTATGGCAAATTTTAATGGAACAAGAGATAGTAATATAGCAGTATCAACTGATAATGCGAATAGAAAAGTTTTAATTTTAGATACAATAACAAATTTTGATGATGGTGTAGGTAATATAGAATCAGCTGATGGTTTATTTGATTTAGGTGGAACAGATTCTACATCTAATCCAACAAACTTTAATGGCAATATTATATCTTCTGGTTTCTATGAATTTGCAAATACATTAAGTTTAGATGCAATATATGATGTAACTTTAGGAGCAAAATTAGGAATGAGTTCTGAAGATGAATATGATCTTCACGATTCAGGAAGAGGTGCTACACTACATGACGATGCAAAGGGACCATATGATGGATCGCCAGAAGTTCAATGTGGAGCAGAAATACAAGTAGGCTTTTCTGATACAAGTTTAGCAAGTATTACTAATTATAGAAAGATAGCACAACAAACTACTTTAAAAGGCAGATTTTTTAAATTCAGAGCAAAACTTACTTGTGATAATAATAAGGTAAGAGCTAAAGTACATGATCTTATATTTACAGTTAATTTTGAAAAAAGAGTAGATTCAGGAGAAGATATAGTAGCTTCTGCATCAGGTCAAACAGTTGCATTCAATAATTCGTTTTTTGCTATTCCTAGTTTAAGTGTTGCTGGACAAGGTATGGCAGTTGGGGATTTCTTTACGATCTCAAATAAAACAAAAGATGGATTTACAATTAGGTTTTTTAATAGTAGTAATACAGGAATAAGTAGAACATTTGATTATACAGCACAGGGTTTTGGGTTGAAATCATAAAAAATTTAAACTATAAGGATTACATATGGCACAAGTTTCAGATTACATATTGGATAACCAAGGTTTTGCTTCTTTTAGAACAGAGCTTAATAATATTTTATCAGCGATAAATTCATCTAATATAGGTAGTTCTGCACCAAGTTCAGCAGTTGCTGGAACAATTTGGGTGGACAATGGTACATCAAATACTATTAAGATTAAAGTCAATGATGGTTCTGATAATTTAGAATTATTTACAATAAATACATCAACAAATGCTATAACATTACCAAGTGGAGTTCAGGTAACAGGGACAATAACAGAAACTGATCCTAATGCTTTACCACTTGCAATAGCTTTAGGATAGGAGAATATGGCAAACACTTTTAAAGTAAAAACTAATGATGCAATGCCTTCATCTGCTGGCACTCCATTAACATTATATACAGTTCCATCTTCTACAACTTGCGTTGTAATTGGTTTGACTATGTGTAATGTTCATTCAACATCAGTAACAGCTTCAGTAAAAATAGAATCAGACACATCAGATACAGAAACAAATCAAACAGTTTTTGTAGTTAAAGATGTTTCAATACCAGCTGGAAGTTCACTTGAGGTTTTATCAGGTGGTAAATATGTTATGCAAACAACTGATGTAATAAAAATTGATTGTTCAGTTGCAGCAAAGATAGATGCAACATTAAGTATTTTAGAAATAACATAGGATTAATATTATGGCTTTTATAGGTAGAGCAGTAGCACCATTACCAATCTCTGCAAACGATGTTCCTGATTTACCAGCATCTAAAATTACATCAGGTACTTTTGCAACAGGGCGAATTTCAGAAGCTAGTGTATCTCAACACGCAACAAGTTTTGATGATAATGATATAGTAAATGATTTATCTACTTTAGGATTAAGAGTACACACACAAGAAAATTTAAATGCAAGTAATACTTCATCTGCATCTTTTGATGTATTTCAAGATAGTTCAGGAATTAGTGCTACATCAAGTGCAACAAGAAATGAAGCAGAATATGTCTCAGCAACTACTTCAGGAACAGATAGTTCAGTTAAATTTTTAATAAATCAAGATACAACAAGTGGGAGCACAACTTTTACAGACGCAACAGGCAATCACTCTATCTCTGCTGGTGGCGACCCTACTTGGAGCAATACACAAGCTAAATGGGGAAGTAACTCAATTCGTTTAGATGGTAATGATTGGTTAGAACTTCCTGATAGTAATGATTGGTATTATGCCGATAGTGGAAATGGTTGGACTTTTGAAGCTTGGTGGTATGCAACAGCAAGTTTTCATGATGGTGGAATTTGGTATCAAGGAGTTGATAGTGGAAATGGTAATCCTAGAAATATGATTTTTTTAAATGCTGATACATCAATTAATTTTTATGACCAAGTTGCTTCAAATGGTGGAGATGATGTAAGTTTTAGTGAAACTACACCATCATTTACTAATAATTGGCGACATATAGCTTTAGTTTATGATGACGCAAATAATCAATTACAATTTGCAATAGATGGAACTTGGTTAGGTAATGCAAGAACTTATGCAACTCCAAGTAACAACTCTAATTCAGTTAAAATTGGTAGATGTCAAAATAGTTCTGGTACTAGAAGAAACTTAAATGGTTATTTAGATGGTATGAAAATATCTAAAAAAGCACAATATACTCTTGGTACAAATTTTTCAGTACCAACTTCTCAATTTAGTAATACAACAACAACCTCAAGTGCAACTGGTTCATTTGAAAGTAATGCAATTACAGCATCATCAACTTCAAAAATGGGAGCAGTAATAACTTATCAAGACAATGCTGGAACTAACGCATTGAATACTGATATAATACTAAAACTCTCGGCTGATAATGGGAGCAATTTTTCTACAGCTACACTTACAGCTTTACCAGACTTTGCTACTGGAATTAAAATGGCTAAAGTTAATGACTTATCTGTTACAGCAGGAACACAATTAAAATATAAAATAGAATTTGCTAACCAATCATTAGG